CATCGGACAAAAACGCCTTTGGTATCTCGGATCGCTCCGGGTTCCGCTACCGTCTTCGGGACATGAAGAAGGAGTGGACGGGCGCGCTTGTCGGAAAAGACGAGTTCGAGCCCAAGCACCCGCAACTGTACCCGCCACGAGTTGGGCCGGATCCCCAGGCGCTTCGCAACCCTCGTCCAGACCAAGCCGAGGCGCTGCAGGTCTACGTCGCTGTGCCGACGGTTGAGGACCCCAGTCTGCAACGGCCGCGCATGCTCGGCGCTGCGGGCCAAGTTACGGTGGTGACGACATGAGTTTTACATACGCGCAGTTGAAGCAGGCAATTCTGGACTACACGGAGAACGACGAGACATCGTTCGTTAACAACCTGCCGTTGTTTATCCGTCAGGCCGAGGAGCGCATTCTCAAGAACGTGCAGCTCAGCCTGTTCCGCAAGAACGTGCAGGCCACGGCCACGATCAGTAACCCGTATCTGGCGGTCCCCTCGGACTACTTGGCTGCTTTCTCGCTCAGTATGCGCGGGGACGACGGCGATCGGTTCTTCCTTGAGTTCAAGGATCCGAGCTTTCTGCAGAGCTACACGCCTGACGATACGACGGTCGGCGCGCCTCGGTACTACGCTGTCTTTGACGTCAGCAACTTCTTGCTGGCCCCGACCCCTGATGTGGCGTACACGGCAGAGCTCCACTACTTCTACCGCCCGGCCAGCTTGACCGCGGGCGCCGAGGGCGGGACTACGTGGCTCAGCGAAAACGCAGAGATGGCGATGCTCTACGGCGCGCTGATCGAGGCCTACATCTACATGAAGGGTGAGCAGGACGTCATGGCGTCCTACAACGCGCGCTTCCAAGAGGCCCTGGTCGGCATCAAGATGCTGGGCGAGGCCAAAGAGACGACGGACGAGTACCGCAAGGGCAAAGTCATTAGGGATAAGACCTGATGTTTGAGTTTAAGCTCGATGTCCTCAAGGACCAGCCCATAGTGGGTGTCCGGACCACCAAGAACCGCGGCTTTACGCCGGAGGAGCTTGCTGCTCAGTGCATGGAGAAGGTCATCTCTGTTTCGGAAACGGCCCCTCCGGCCCTTCGAGATCAAGCGCGCGCCTTCTCTAACGACATCGAGAGGCTTGTGGCGTATTATATGCGACAAGCTATTCGCAGCGACCGAACAACAGTGTATAGTGCGCTGACAGATGCGGGCCACCCCGAGCTGGCAGACCTGATAAGGAGACTCTGACATGGCCTTTACTGGCAACTTCATGGCTACGTCCTTCAAGCAGCAGCTGCTGCAGGGCGTCCACAACTTCACCAACGGCACAGGCAATACGTTCAAGCTTGCGTTGTATGACAACAGTGCTTCGTTCACGGCGGCCACGACGGCCTACACCGCGACCAACGAGGTTGCGAACTCTGGTTCATACGCAGCAGGCGGAGGCGCGCTGACCAACGTTACGCCCACGACCAGCGGCACCACGGCGTTCACGGACTTTGCAGACCTGACGTTCACCTCGGCCACCATCACGGCTCGCGGCGCGCTGATCTACAACGACACCGTCGCGGGAGACCCGGCAGTGGTTGTGCTGGACTTCGGTTCGGACAAGGCCTCGACCGCAGGCGACTTCCAGATTGTGTTCCCTACAGCTGACGCAAGCACCGCCATCATCCGTATCGCATAAGGGTTAGTCCCATGGCGAGCATCACTGGCTGGGGACGTGGCGAATGGGGCGAGGGCGCTTGGAACGAGGCGCTCCCTGTTCGTGTGGGCCACGAGGTCCTTGGCTGGGGTGAAGCTGGCTTTGGGGAGACGGCGTGGGGCGGCGAGCGTTCCACCCTGTCACCGATGCTGGGGCAGGTTGGCATTGCCGTTGTTCGTGAGAACATCGCGGTCAGTGTCACTGGTGTTGCGGCTACTGGCGCCGTCGGCGAGGTTGAGGCCAAGGGCAACAACTCCGCCATCGCGGTGGGCGTTTCCGGAACTGGCCAGGTTGGTCAGGTCACGCTCGTCACCGAGCAGACCGTCCCTGTCATAGGCTTGGTCGGCACGTCTGCTGTTGGCGATGTCACGGTCGTCGAGGGCAGCGGGATCAACGTCGATGTCACCGGTGTCGAAGCTACGGGCGCGGTCGGTACAGCTATCGGAGCGGGCAGCGCAGATGTCCCTGCAACGGGGATCGAGGCCACTGGCGGTGTTGGCACAGTCACGATTATTGAAGGCGCGGGGATCGATGTCAACGTCACGGCCCCTGCTCTAGTCGGCGGCGTAGGCACAGCGGCCGTTATCGGCGACTCGACCCTCACGCTTACAGGCGTTGCGGCTACCGCATCGCCTGGCGAAGTATCCATCACTACTTTCCAGCGGATCCCGGTACAAGTCCCCAATATGTTCGCGGCAGGACAGGTTGGCAGCGCCACAGTCAACGCCGCGGCTGTCGTTGTCGTCACGGGCATTGCCTCTAGCGCCTCTGTGGGTTCTGTGCTAGTTTATGGCAACATCGTCCCCGCACCGGGCACATCTTGGTCCGCCGTAACCCCCAGTCCGGGCAGCTCGTGGGCGGAAGAAGTTCCAGTTCCCGGGCAGACTTGGACAGAGATCGCAGCATAAAGGTATCACATGGCTACCTACACAACGAACGGTGGTATTACCAAGATCGCGACGGGTGACGAATCCGGTACGTGGGGCAATACGACCAACCTTAACCTCGACATAATCGACCGCCTGACCAACGGTGTCGGCGCGATCACGCTGTCGGGAACGACGCACACTCTGACGACTTCGGACGGCAGTCTTTCGGACGGCCAGTACCGTGTGCTTGTGCTGGGCGGTACGCCTTCAGGCGCAAACACGATTACTGTGGCCCCGAACGACGCGCAGAAGTTCTACATCGTCAAGAACAACTCCGGACAGTCCGCGATCTTCTCGCAAGGCTCGGGCGCCAACGTCACGGTAGCGGACGGCAACTCGGCCATTATTTACTGCGACGGCGCTGGAGCAGGGGCCGCGGTTGTAGACATTACGGCAACGATTCCCGCTGCGGGTGCACTCCTGGCGGCGAACAACCTTTCGGATGTTGCTGACGCAGGTACGTCGCGCACCAACTTGGGTCTGGCTATTGGCACGGATGTCCTGGCGTTTGACACGAATCTGCAAGCTTTCGTCACTGCGCTTACACTGCCGACCACTGACGGCACGGTTGGGCAAGCGCTTGTGACAGACGGATCGGGCAGCATCAGCTTCGGTGACGCTGGCATTGGATTCGGGAAGGCCGTCGCGGCGGCCCTGATTTTTGGTTAAGGAGAAGCTAGGTGGCAAACCCGAACATAATTAACGTGACCACGATCCTCGGCAAATCCGCCGTGGTCAGTCTCACGACGACAGCAGCAACTGCGGTGGTGAGTAACGCTGCCGCAAGCGGCAAGGTCTTCAAGATCAACTCGCTGGTGGTCTCAAACGTAGACGGCACGAACGCTGCAGACATCACGGTCAGCTACTACAGCGAGGACGACATTGGCGGGACGGCGACTCAGATCGTCAGCACGATCAGCGTCCCCGCAGATGCAACACTTGTGGTCATCGACAAGGGCACCTCGATCTACCTTGAGGAAGACCGTTCGATTGGCGCAACAGCAGGCACTGCAAATGATCTCAAAGTGTTGGTCTCCTACGAAGAGATCAGCTGATAGGAGCCTGCTATGTCGAAACGTATTGGCGGGTTCATCAACCAAGATGGCCTGAATGCTCCTGATGAAGCTACGGGTGTAAGCGCTTCTGCGGGTAACACAGAGGCGACGGTCAGCTTTACCGCGCCGTCTGATGTTGGTGGCTCTGCGATCACAGGTTTTGTCGCCACGTCCAATGACGGCATCGGCGCTACGGGTGCATCCTCACCAATCACAGTCACTGGCCTAACCAACGGCACCGACTACACGTTCCGTGTCTGGGCGCTCAATGCGTTCGGGTACTCGTCGCCGAGTGATTTTAGCGGGAGTGTTTCTCCGTTTGCTCCGCGCGGCGTTTTTGCTGGAGGAACAACCACCGGGGCTGCAGCCTCCAATGTCATGGACTTCATCAATTTTGCCGGAGGCAACGCCACGGATTTTGGCGATTTAACAACAGCAACAAACTCGATGTCGGCAGGACTTGGTAGCTCTACGCGCGGTCTTTTTGCTACTGTTGGGTCGAGTTCCAGAAACAGCCTTATAAACTACATCACTTTTACCACCACAGGCAATGCACTTTCTTTTGGCAGCCTTGGGCGAAGTCTTGCTCAAAATTGTGGCTGCTCAAACTCAGTTAGAGGGATTTTTGCTGGAGGTGTGGCGTTCGCTTCTCCTTTTAACAACATTGATTTTGTGACAATAGCCACAACAGGTGGCTCTAGCGACTTCGGCGATTTGCTTGCGGGCCTTAACCAGCTAGGCGCAACGGCGGGTACGACACGAGGAATTTTTGCTGGCGGGTTTGACGGTGGCGTGACCAATGTAAACACCGTTCAATTTGTTACTATAAACTCCGCTGGAAACGCCACGGATTTTGGTGATCTGACAACTGGCCGAGCCGCAGGCCCCGCCGGAGCAGCAAGCTCTACTAGGGCGGTTTTTGCGGGCGGGCAGGACCCTTATGCAACAACGAACATCATTGATTTTGTAACTATTGCCAGTGCGGGAAATGCCACGGATTTTGGTGATCTGCCGTTAGCAACCACCTTCAAGGCCGGTTGTTCAAACAGTGTAAGCGGCGTTTTTGCGGGCGGCACAGGCGGTGGTAGCACCGTTAATGTCATCAACCGAGTTATAATTGCCACGGCGGGGAACGCCGCAGACTTTGGCGATCTGTCGTCGGTGAGAACCGAACTTGCCGCTGCGTCCAATGTCCACGGAGGAATCTCCTAATGCCGAATTTTCAAGGGGTCTGGAGCCTGTCGGAGCAGTATCAGAACGCGGGGATTTGGCCTTCGCCGCCGGGAAACGCAGCCTTTTCTGGCGGCACTTACGGAACAGAGGTTTCTATTGTGCAGACTATTCGTATTGAGTCTGCCGGTAATGCGACTGACTACGGAAATTTAAGCGAAGCAAAATATTCGTCTGCGGCGGTGTCGTCTACGACGCGCGGCGTAGTTGCTGGCGGCTTCCCCTCAACTAACGTCATTGAGTTTTTTGAATACGCATCTACTGGGGCAGTATTTGATTTTGGTGACTTGTCTGGGTCGTATTATAACCTGTCAGGTTCTGGCTCTGATACCAGAGGGATTATTAACGGCGGAACCAACGAGAGCAACGTTATCTCATACATAACTATTGCATCTACAGGTAACGCCAGTGACTTTGGTGACTTGACAGTTGCCCGCCAAGCCACTGCGGCGTTTTCTTCTACTACGCGCGCTGTTGCATTTGGCGGCTTGGGGGTGGGGAGTGTATATCTAAACACCATAGACTATGTGACAATCGCTTCTACGGGTAACGCTACAGACTTTGGCGATGCTATTTCAGCAGTAATTACATCGGCAGGGTTTTCTTCTAGCACACGCGGCGTTTCGGCTGGCGGGCGCACCGGATCGTCAACTAGGATAAACGTTATCCAATACGTCACCATCGCTTCTACGGGTAACGCCACAGACTTTGGCGACATAAGCGACGCTGTAAACTATGTCGCGGGTGCGTCCAATAAAACAGTAGGTGTTGTTGCTGGCGGAACAGACGGTTCTTCTTACCGCAATGTCATCGAGCAAGTAACCATCGCCTCTACGGGCAACGCCACAGATTTTGGTGACCTTACAGTAGCTTTGAGCGGGGCCGCAGGCTGCTCCAACGCCCACGGAGGACTAGCATAATGTCCGATAAGCGATATCTAGGCAACATCATCACGCCGACGCCGACCGAGCCTTCTGGGCCGTATCAAGACGGTGCCGCACCGGGCGTGTGGTCACTTGCTGAAGCCTTTGCGTATACCAAGGGTGGGCTGTGGCCTATTGCTGGGAATGCTGCGCCAACGGGTTTGTTTGCTGGGGGCAGTGGGCAAACAGATGTAATTGAAAAGATAATTATTGCCTCAACAGGAAATGCCACTGATTTTGGTGATCTTA